ATACAACTACCTGCTGGACTTCTCGCTGGAGTTCAACGCAGGCTTGATGCGTCAGTCGTATCTCGCTGGCACGACCGTCTTCAGCACGCACGCTGAGTCCCTTCCATTCACCGGCACACTGACGATGACCGTCAGCAGCACCGCTTCAGCGGTGAGTGTCTGGTACGACGCCTATCGAGCTGCAACGCCAGTCGGCGTGCGACTCGCCTGGACAGACGGTTCAAATACCGCCAACCTGATGATGATGATCGTGCCGACCGAAGTGCAGGAGATGGCTGGCGCCGAAGACGGCCTCACGACGATGGCAGTCACTGGCACGCTGGTCTATGACCCAACCAGCGCGAAGAGCCTCAGGATCATTGTAGGGAGCGACCTCGCAGCCCTGCCATAGGTTAGAGAGAGTAGGAGGAGCAAATGGCACAGAGCAAGCCGACCTTTCGCACTGTTGAAGTAAATCTCCCTGCACCCTTTGAGGGCTGGACTGCGACGATGCGCGCTGAAGGCGTACCGGCGCGAGTCTTCATCGAGCTACAGAGTGGAAATGTGGAGCGCGCGATGAACGCAGTGGCACGACTGATCGTGGCGCACAACTTTCTTGACGAGACTGGCGAGCCAGCCGCAACCGTGCTTGATGCGCCAATGGATGCGCTCACGGACTGCATCAGCAAGTGGAGCGATGCGGTAGCAGCACTCCCCCCTCGCTGAGGCTTGACGCACAGAGGCTGGCGGCAGGTCGTTCCATCTCGCCTCACCCGCTACTCGTGGCACACTTGATCGGCAAAGAGTTCGGCATTGCGCCGCACGAAGTGCTTGAGTGGGATGCTGGCGACTTCCAGCGCACCGCGCAACTGATGTCAGACCTACAGCCAAAGGAGCCGATGAACCGTGGCCGCTAGTTCGCAAGACAGGCTGACGATCTCCTTCAGCGTGGACAAGAACTATGAGGCGCTGCGCCTCGGCTTCCTTGAGGGATCAAACCCATCTGCCTACAAGCGCCTGCTCAGCATCGCCACCCTCAACGCAACACGCACAATGGTGAACCCGATGCGTGCCGAGGCTCCAGTCGGCAAGACGACGCAGAACCCTGGGCGACTTCGCAAGGCGGTCACGGCACGCCGCGCGCGCTTCGGCACGCCAGCAGCTGTGGTCGGACCGCGTGCCGGTCGCAATCGAGCAGGCGCCAACGGCGGCGCGTGGTACCGCTGGTTCGTCACGAGCGGTATTAGTGGAGTGCGGCAAACCAAGAGCGGCCCGAAGGCTGTGAAGGCGGTGCCTGCCAATCCATTCGTGACGCGAGTCTCTGGCAACTCAACGTATCAAGCTCGTGCGATGGAAGCGATGGCGAAGACGGTAGAATCATTCTTCAACAACGATGCGTTCCGAGCAACAATCTTGAAGTTCAAGAGAAGGTGACCAATGGCATTCGGATCTGACCGTTCAGCGAACTTCGTCATCGCGGCGAAGGACGCCGCCACCAAGCCGCTTGGCAATGTCGGCAAGGCGATGGGCAAACTGAAGAGCGTAGGAGTCGCCGCCTTTGCCTCTATCGCAACAGCAGCAATCGCAGCAGCCGCAGCACTGATTGCGTTTGCCGCCGATGCGATCCGAGCCGCCGCTGAGGATGAGAAGGCGACTATCCGGCTCAACGCCGCACTCAAGGCTCGTGGCTATCAGATGGATCAACTCACGCCGAAGGTTGATGAGCAAATCAAGGCGATGGCCCGCCTAGGATTCACGGACGATGATGTTCGCGCTGGACTAGAGGTCGGCTCACGATTCTTCAAGAATCAGAACAATCTCCTAAAGGCGAACGCGGTTGCCGCCAACATCTCTGCCGCCACTGGCAAGGACCTCGCCAGCGTGATGATGACCATCGGCAAGGGCGCACAGGGCAGCACACGAGGCTTGCTCGCACTTGGCATCGAGGTGGAGAAGGGCGCCAAACTCAAGGACATCCTGCGACTTGCTGACGAGAAGTATCTCGGCGTGGCTGATGAAGTCGCCAACAGCACGAGCGGGAAGTTCGCCGCCGCGCAGATTCGCTTCAACGAAGCCATTGAGTCCTTCGGCTCTAAGTTGCTGCCAATGGTGAACGAGGCGCTTGCCTTCCTGACTGAGAAGGCACTGCCAGCCTTTGAGAGCCTGATGGCTGACCTCGGACCAGTCGTGAGCGACCTTGTAGACAACTATGTCCGACCACTCGTGGACTCAGTAGGCGAACTGTTTGCCATCTTTGATAGCGGCGAAGGCTCAATCAACATCCTGACGCTTGCGCTAGCGCCGCTCAAGTTGGCGCTGGAGGCGATCAAGTTCGTCATTGACGCCATCGTCGCTGGGCTGAAGATCATCGGCGTGGGCGGCGGCAGCACCGTGACCACGGCGCGTGACAAGGCGGCGGCTGACGCTGGCTATGAAGGCGGCTCGTACATCAACCCGATGAACCGAGGCGGCAACACAAGCACGATTACAACCAACACCAATCTTTACCTTGACGGCTCAATCGTGGCGAAAAGCACGAGCGGCTATCTGGGAGGCTATGTGACCACGACCAACGGGTCAAGGAACACTGGCCGCTACCCATAAATGGCGACCGCGCCGTTCCAGCTCTGGCTTGACCTTGCGACCGTAGCGTCAGCCATCCGCGTCTCGTCCACCGTCACGATCACGACGAGCAGCGAACACGGCCTCAGCACAGGCGCCTATGTTCAGGTCGGCGATACGACGACAGCCGTAGGCACCTCGATGGTGGGCGTCTATCAGGTCACCGTCACGAGTGGCACCGTGTTCACCTACACGGCGGCTGGCTCTGCCGGTACCGCAGCCGTCGGGTCGGCGTGGATCGCCGCAGACCTGCTCAACCCGCCAATCAACTACACCGCTGGATCGGCACGCCAGGAGGCGCCAATCGTCCTGCTTGAATCGCTGAACCTCTCAGCCAACGGCGACGGCTCTGGCTCAACAATGGCGTTCTCCGTAATGCAAGAGAACACGCCAAGCCTCGGTCCGTGGTTCCTAAAGATTCCAGACAACACCCGCGTGCGCCTCTGCCAGAAGGACACTGGCTCAACGCCAGCCACAGCCGATGTGCGCTTCCTCGGCGTGCTGGCGTCCGTCTCATCGCAGCTCACAGGATCAGGGCAAGGGACGATCACCGATGTGACGCTGGGCGATGCGAACTATCTCCTTGATCGCGTCGGCGTCTTCGGCAAGCCAGGCGCCAGCCGCACGGTGGCTGGGACTAAGTTCACCGTCAGCGGCGGCGTGGCAACCGTGACCTTTGGGCAGGACCACGGCTTCGTTATCGGGCAGCCCATCAAGGTGGGCGGCGTAATGCTCGGCGGCTCGGCTGGTGGCTACACCGGCATCCAGCGCGTCAAGGCAACGCCAACAGCAAGGACCATCACCTACGACACGGTGGCGACCAGCACAGGCGCCTACACCACGCAGGCGTCCTATGCTCGCGTGGGCAACGCCAATGACCGAATCAGCGTGACTGGCCGCTACGCCAACCTCAACCTACGCGATGGAGACACCGTGACGCTCGGCGTGCCGAACGGATTGACTGGATTCTCTAATGCGTCGCAGATGACAAGTTTCTTGCGTGGAACCTACAGCGGCGACCGCGTGATTCGCACTGGCGACAACAGCATCACCGTCGTATTCCCAACGCCATTCAGCGGTACTTGGGGAACCTTCGTGGGCTATGGCGACATCAAGAGCGTGGGCTATGTCTCTGACGCCAACGCTGGTGGTCAGTTGCTCGTGACGCTGGCTGGTGGACTTACGGAGGACGCAACGGTTGAGCAGCTACTCGCCACGACCAACGCCTTCCATAACACCGACTACGCGCTCCAGCGCACCTTCGCCACAGGCACCACGACGAACATCGTTGGCGGCACGGCGTACATCAACCAAGAGGCGATTCAGTTCCCAAGCACGAGTCTCCGCTCGGCGCTTGACACCGTGGTGGAGACCTTCGGCGGCGACGCGAAGGAACGCCGATACTTCGTCGGACTGGACGGCAAACTCAACTACGCGCTAGTCGATACAAGCGCCAAGCCAACCTATGCCACGGCGCCGTACAGCATCATCACCTCAGACTTTGGCACGCCGAACACGACCACGGCGAAGGCGACCCTTGCGCCATACAGCCTGAGCGTTGCCTACGATCACGAGACCACCAAGAATGTGATGATGACGATTCCATCAACGGCTGGCACGCCGTTCACCAGCGTCTTCTCCTACGACGATCTTGTGGATAACACCGGCACGGCCATCTTCACGGCGCGCTCAGGTCCAATCCTTGACGAAGTGGTGGACTACCCAACAGCCGTCAAGAACCCAGGCGCAGCCATCCAGCGCGCCGCAGTCGCGTACTTCACCGAGCGATACAAGCCCCTGTTGTCAGGCGTTTTTACCATAAGGGGAGTTGGCACGCAGAGCTTCAATCAGAACGGCTTCAGTTCAGGCTACGCGCAGACTGGTGCTTCATCGTTCGCGCTAGTCAGCCGCTGGGAGCCTGGGCAGTGGGTCGAGATTACGAGCGCAGGGCTTGGTCTCTCTGGGCTATATCGAGTGGAGCAGGTTGAGTGGGCGCTTGAGCCAGGCTCGTATGTCCAAGTCATCACGGTAAGATTCAACCGCAAGAACCCAAGCGACTTGGCTTCGCTCATCGCAAGCCAGACAAAGTAGGAGCAAGAGATGGCACAGTTCGGTTCCAATCGCAGCATCATCGCGCAGAACCAGAGCGCGGTCACGGACCCGAACGGCAACCTGATTGTCTCGCCAGATGATTCGTGGCAGGGTTCGCCGCTCGGCGTAGCTGCGCGCAACCAAGTCACCATCGGCGTACCCAACGGCACCTTCAATCTCTTGCCAACCAACCCTGTTGCCAGCATTGACTCCAGCAACCCGCTGCCGTATTGGGACCTCGTGGCAGACAACGACTTCGTTGCCTCAATGTCCTACGACACGGCGCTTCAGACCTACAGCGTGGAGATTGACCCAACCGCAGTGACCACAGTGCCTGGAACGGCCATCCTCAAGACACGCATCCCGATCACCAATGACGAGGGGCTACAAGTTCGGCACTTCGTGGCGAGCAGTCTCGTGCAGGCTGTAAAGGTCGCTGGTGCGGACAAGTGGGTGGCAACACTCAAGAGCCAGTATTACGACACGACAGGCGCAGCCATCGGCACGCCGTACACCATCGGGACAATCGGTGAGCGTGGGACCGCTGAGAACTTCGCCGCATACACCAACGCAAGCGGACCGATTGACGCCAGTGCTGCTGAGTTGGAACTCTCCTACTCCCTGGTGGCTGGCACAGCCTCACCAACCTACGCGCTCCAGATCAAGAGCGTGATGGTGGCAACAGACTTCGG